TGCAGAAGTTTATGTGGAGGGTTCTCAAGGTCCACCCGGTCTTTCAGTTGATCGGTAGCCCAGTTGATGCACGCGCAGTTTTTGAGCGCATGGGCAAGCTTTCTCCTGGTAAGTCTTTCCTCTCCGGAGACTACCAAGCAGCAACCGACGATTTCGCACCCTGGGTGTCGGAAACCATTCTCGAAGCTATCAGCGACGAAATTGGTCTTTCCCCCCTCGAGCGCGAGTTGTTTGGCCGTGCAATGACCCGTCATGAGTTCCCAGGTAAAGGGGAAGATCCCGTGCTTCAGCAGAAGTGGGGTCAGTTGATGGGGTCCATTGTCTCTTTTCCCGTTCTCTGCATCGCAAACTTCGCGTGGTGCAGGTGGGCTCTCGAAATCGATTCTCTCCGCAAAATCCCGTCTAGGGATGCTCGCCTTTTGGTTAATGGCGATGATTGCTTGTTTCAGGTAACAGAAACCGGCCGTCAGGCCTGGAGGAAGATCTCTTCATTCGGTGGACTCATTGAGTCAATCGGAAAGACGTTCTTTTCCCGGTCGTTTGCAGAAATTAATTCCGAAACCTTCCTGTACGATGAGGCAACTTCGCGTGAGGAAACGTGGACCAAGACTGTGACCGATCCGGATGGTCGGGAACGTCAAACAGACTGTATTCGTTGGAATCCTTTTACCGCAGCGCCGGCCATTAATCTTGGGCTGGTGTACGGGATGAAGCGTTCTGGCAAGGCGGTCGGTCTTGACGACGTCTTGGGGTCTTACGAGGATGATGGAGACAAAACGATTACTGAGCGTCACTCTGCTCTTTTTCGTTCTTGTCCGCCGGATAAATGGCCGGTCGTGAACAAATTGTTCATGCAACATCATTCCGTTTTGCTCCAGCAGCTCACTAGCTGGGGCGTGCCCTGGTTTGTTCCTACTTGGCTGGGAGGACTCGGCTTGGTCGGTGAAATCTCAAACACAGATCTTCACCTTGCCGCCGGGATCGTTCGGGATTGGGCCGTCTTGCCCCCCTCGAAGCGACCGTCCAGACCCAAGAGGGATACTCCTTGGAAGACTCATCAACTGGTTATGGAACAAACCAGGCATCTTGATGCAGCAAAAGCAGTCCTGAATTCTTCAGGAATCGAACTCTCCGATCGATTCTATGGATTGCTCTGCGCCGAAACTCTTTTTACGGCGGATGAGTCAGACATGTACGTGGAGGTCGAGGACGACCCTGAGAAGCCAACCAAAGACGTCGGATATCGTGAGATCCGTCGCAATGGCAACCTCTGGCGTAGGCGATTTGATAATCGGTCCTTCGCTCCAATCCCCATCATCGAGGGGCCCTGGCGGACGGCAGATGAGCGCACGCTCATGGTCGTCGATGCCCTGCGGGCTCGTACCACTGATGGGTGGAACATTGTCTTTGCACGAACAAGTGTCCCTGACCTGCGGTTCTTACCGCAGACGTACTTGGACCGTGATGGAAATGCCCCAATCCGCGCGCTTGCGCGTCGAACGGGGAGCTTGCTTTCCTCACGGCCTTCGGGCCCCTCTCCTCAAGGAGCCCGGACCGCGGTCTTTCACCGCGGCAGCGAAAATCCAAACAATGTTGGTTTGGGTCTCGCCTAGTCACAACGTGTTGTGACATTGGAACCCGCTGGTCTAGCGGGGGGCTCTTCTGTGCCCTTGGTGTACATCATCTGTGTCTCTCTACACAAATGGAC